GTAGATTTGTTTCCTTTGTATTTCTTTCCTCCCATAGCTCGTCGATCTTGCTGTAAGAGTGAATTGTAGTAGCGTTCAGTGTTTTCGAAGTCGTAGAATTTATAGAGTTCGGCTTTAGCTGATCGATCGTGTGCTGCTTCGTCGGCTAAGATGTGTCTGAAACGGTCAATGTATTCCGTTTCTGTGTTGTTACTAAAGAGAAATCCAATCTCATTAGAGCTGCTACATGGCACAGCTCCCACCCCATGTGGTGTGAACAACAAAGCTACAACAACAACCGCGGCGATGCCAAGCATGCACCAGAAGATAAACTCAATCCAAAAGCGGCTATCCCGAAATGGTGCCGCAAATGGGGGATCAGGGTCCTCATCAGGGTCAACGTACTCCTCAGTGGTCATCCAAACTTCTCCTTCCATGTTGTCATTGTCAAAGGCAACTAACAGAACGGGAGAGTCTGGTAGAGACGAGTTTTGAGCGACTCGACGGGGGGGGACGTAAGCATTTTGTTTGTACTCGACCTCCTCAGATTGTAGGTCGGAGAGGGCCTCACGAGCTGGCTGGGGGACAGTCATCACTCCAACGCCTTTGCCCGAGTGGAGGTAGTACATGACAGAGTCTGGGAATAAAGTGTTGCGTGCATAATCCCAAGGAGTGAACCTCTCCTTATTTTTATGAGCGTGTTTCTGTATGTAAGCATCAATCAGTCGCTTCATATACGCACGAACAGCTGGAGTGGACCAGCCAATGGTGTAGATTGAAATCAATCTTTGCAAAGTGTACGCTTGTGGATCGGAGGGCTGTCCTTTGCCCAGCGATAAAGAAGAACTGTACAACCGGTCTGGATCCAGGTTGAACATAAGTGTTTTTGTGTCTTCATCCCACTGGAAACCGAGAGCTATGAAGCGGAGCTTCATCCATGATCGCCGCTCAATGTCGGGAGTTTCCATCTCAATGCCGAAGTGTTGGTAAAGTGCTTCTGCCAACACGAGACCGCTCAGTTGAGCATCACAATCTGAGGCTAGTGTGTACGTGAGGTCGTCGCCCACGATGGCGGCAGAGACACAGCGTCTGAACTTGTTAACCTGCTTATGAATAGGCCAAGAACGTTCGTCCTCAGGCGTACGAAGCAGCCAAACGTACATGGTTAAGTACAGACAAAAGAATGAGTTAAAGAGCGTGGTTAAGAACTGGCCAGTGAGGTTGCCACCTTGGCCATCAAGTCCTTTCAAAAAGACATAACCATCCTCCATGACGAGAGGACAAACGCTGACCATCAAGGCAAGCATATACGCTCGAGCACAATTTTCAGGTGTTCGGTCCCGGTCACAGAGCCAAGAACACATCACGCGAGTGAGCATCCGAATGATCCAGTGATGGACGTTTGCGTCACACTTGGAAAGATCAAATTCCCAACCAGAGGATAAGGGGGCCCAATGGCGAGCTAGGCGTTGCATGCCGCCATACCAAGGGTTGAAGCCAACAGCAATAAAAGTAGCTTCAACTCCGGCGTCTCTGACTTTTTGTGACAAGTCATACCAAAGGGATTTGGATAGTTGGGTGTGGACGACATCAGTCATCATCACGGTTCGGAGCTTGTTTTGGGCAATCTTATCAAGAGAGCGTGGTTCTCCAGACTTGACCATCACCTGGCCAACGGGCCACCAGCCACCACGAAGCAAATCGTGGTCCCAAACTTCTTCCATGAACTGGACATTTGACTCTTCGGCCCAAAACAAGCCTTTCGTCGCATATCGTTGATTCCACGGCCAGCCGGGAT